CATAATCAGCATTCCCCATTGGCCCAGGAGTTCAACGTAATTATTGTTTACTTCAATATCTGCGGCGCTCATTGCGGCAAACGTTGTATAGACTAGCAAGATAAAAATTAAAGTCATGGGGCGGATGTTCTTGGACAACCAGGAATCGCTGGCCATGTCCGCTTCCTGGCGCTTGGTTAATTCTTGCGCCTCAATGTTATCTGCATTGAGTTCTGCCAGCTTTCCTTCTTGTTGCATCTTTAGGAGTTCTTGCTGGGCCTTGGCCTTGGCTTCCGGATCAGGAATAAACTTGTCCAGGACTTTCATCCCGACATCAAAGAGTGCAGTCAATGGAAACATTATTTTTTCCCCTTGACCTGGCGCGCCTCAGACAATGCGATCGCGACGGCTTGCTTGCGGCTCATTACCTTTTGCCCGGAGCTGGACTTGAGCTTGCCGCCCTTGTATTCGCGCATCACCTTTTCAACCTTCATCATTTGCTTTCCACTCATTGGCATATCAATCCCCTTTCATTGCTTTAGCGCGGATGTTATCAACCATGTTCGGGTAAGGGCGGCCCGCTTTCTTTGCCATTGCCTTGGCCGCCTTGAGTTGACCTGGCGATAGCTTCTTGGATTTGCCCAGGGACTTGGGCCGTTCTTTTTCCCATATTGGTTTTGTTGCCATTATTTTTTAATCCCCCAAACAAGATAGTATGCACACCAACCAGCGACAAGAAAACATAAAAACTGTACGCGTCTAATCTTTTCTAAATCCGCATCGAATAACTTTTTACTTTTCTTTTCCAGCTCTTCAATATCACTCTTAATCTTTAACACTTCGGCCCATTCCTTGGTGCCGTACTTCTTTACAAATTCTACTTTTGCTTTGTATTCCTGGTCGCTGATGATTTTCCGGTGCTTGTATTCTTCGAGCGCTTTGAAGATGGCCCGCTCTTTAAGGAGCGCGGCGCGCTTTTCGGCGATCTTGCGTTCCCTGGCTTGTTGCTGGGCGACTTCGATCGCGTCGCCCTGGATTGATTCGATGCTTTTGGTAAGTCCTTTGCTGGCATTTCGCGCCGCATCAAGAGATCCGCTAAGACTTTTAACGCCTTCTGTAAACCCAAAATCGTCGGCCATATCATGTGCTTACTTTCCCAGGGCCTTGTAAAGCATATCGATCACCCAACCGAATGCCGCGCCCACCAGTAACAGAATGGCACCAGCTCCGCGCCAGCGATTCATCTGATCGCTCATGGTTTTAATGCTACCTTTTATATCAGTCATGTCGCGCTGGAGTTGCTCGACGTGCGCTTCAAGGCGGCCGATTTGCTGGTTAAGATCGTCGGTCATTTTGGGTTAACTCCTACGGCTTGGGATACTTGGCTTTTACAGAATCAATCGTTGCCTTCCAGGCGTCATAGCCGCCGTGATAAAGCGTATCGAATTGTTCTGCGAATGATGGGTACTCGGCGGCGCGTTGATACTTGTAGGCTTCCGGATCGATCCAGGCGTTTACCAATGCCAGGTCAATCTCTACCTTGTTGCCGTCTTTATCAAAAGCACCTGTGCCATCATCAACAGTAACGACTTGCGGATAGAGTTTATAAATTGCCTTATGGTTCATGCCGCTATCTCCATAACTGTAATTGTTGATATAGCGGTACTTTGCTCTGTACCACCATTGTTCGAATAACCTCTATTTAGATATGACTCTCCACCATTAGTAGCGTATGGAATTAATTGCAATTTGTAAGTAATTGCTGATGTCGTTGCTGGCGAATCTAAAAATGTACCAGCAATACAATCGCCCTGTCCTGGACCAGCCTGTAAATTTGATGTTGCCATTCCAAAAGTTCGTTTTGAAGTTCCATTTGCATCGCCAACGCCAATCGCCGATCCATTGCGTAAAATGCGAATAGAAGATGTATACATACCAACAGTCGAATCAACATGACAATTAATAGCAATTAATATTTTGTTGTTTGTATTAGAAGGTGTTATTGATACAGATAGTCCAGGAATATCAACCCAACTACTATTACTCACAGAAAATGTATCCGTCTTAGTAGCGCTTACCACCTGAATAACACTCCCACTCGGAGCATTCGCGTCCGGCACCTGGCCAGTCAGCTTACTCGCCGCCACCGCCTCGATGTTTGCGTTGGGCAGTAGGCCACTTCCGTTCGGTACCAGCCTGGCGATGTTGCGGGCGATTCCCATGGTTATGCTCCTTGTACCGTGATGGCTTTTAATGCGTCCAGGGATTGAGCCTGGTCAGCTAATTGAGTGATGTCGCGTAAGCGTTGCTTCTCGGCCACGATCGCGGAAGTGTCGCCGCCTGATTCCATAGCGCGCTGGAATGCTACGTCCTGGGCCTGTAATAGTGGGGCGCGCTCAGTACGCAAGCGCTCCTTCGTAATTACTTTTGCCTTGTTTAAGTTAATGGTAATCATTCTTGGTACTCCCATGCGTTACGGAATGTGCGGTCTGTTGGAATGTCTGCTACATCAACAATTTTGTATGGCTTGCCTTCAGGAATATCCTTCATAGCTAATTCAATAGATACGGCTGGAATAATAATAGCAACACCGCCATCATCAGTAGGGTAAATAATTCGTTGGTTCATAATTAATCCTTTTAGCGGAAAATGGAGACGGAAACAATAGAATAATCATCTACTGGGCCAGAAGCACCTTGAATTAGCCGTGTATATACATTTACACTAGAAGTTGTAAAACTGGCAAAACACGCAACACCATTATCAAAAACTGAACCTACTGCGGAATAATTTGCATCAGGCATTGCCGTTGTAAAATTAACGGTGTAATTGCCCGTACTATTATCAGTAATCGAACTTACATTACCACTTGCACGAATAGCTGGAGTTCCAGTACCATTGAAGTTTACCCATGCACGACATCCGTAAGCAGTAGCTACTGAGCCATAGCCTGAGTTGAATTGGAAAAGACCAGCCTCATCAACCCTGACACGGTTTTGAATTGTTCCGCCGCTATCGGCCGTTCTAAGCACAAACGAGCTTCCACTTGCAGTATCTCTAAGCGCGGCTAACTCTACACGACCTGATCCCGCCGTTTGGTTTGTAGAATTGGCAAACGCTATCGTGGTTCCTGTATTAGTTCCAGTATGTTCTGATCTAAGTAGCAACAAAGTCGTTTCAGCCGTGTTTGTGCCACCAACAATTTCAGTTTTAAAAACGGGGCTATTAGTGCCAACACCTATCCGATCGTTAGTATCATCAACATACAAGGTATTGCTGGCAAAGTTTTTATTACCAGCAATAGATTGATTTCCAGTTACGGCAACAAATCCAGCGTCGGTTTGTGCAATCGTATAAGTATTCGCCACCAGGAAAGATCCAAACGCATCAACGACTAGCTCGTCGTTCAATGCCGCGGCGCTTATTAACGTGATCGATGTACCGTTCGTGGCCGTGTAATCGTCGCCAGGACGCAAGCGAACACCGTTCAATGTAACGATGATTGCTGGCGCGACGTACGATAAGCTGGACCCGTTTGCATCGTTGCCGGTAAATACTGTTTGTCCGGATGTCGCTACAAACTCAAACGTCGCAAGAGTTGCGACTGATGCAGATGACGCGGCGATCCATCCCGATGCCGTGTAAACCTTCATCACGCCGTCGGTTGAATTGAAATATAACGCGCCCAGGACTAAAGCATTGCCATCATTGTCAAGCGCTGGGTCGGCAGTTTTCGCGCCCAGGTAACGATCGTCAAAGTTATCCAACAAGGCGGCCGCGCTTGCCGCACTAGACGCCGCGGATGTTGCTGAGTTAGCCGATGCAGTTGCAGAGCTGGCGGCGTTCGTGGCTTGTGTTGTGGCCGTCGATGCTGAATTGCTTGCGTTCGTTGCACTTGTTGACGCATTGCTGGCAGAAGTAGATGCCGCACTTGCGCTACTAGCCGCATTGGTTTCACTTGTTGCCGCGGCGCTTGCTGAGTTGCTGGCATTCGTCGCCTGGGTGCTGGCCGTTGATGCTGATCCTGATGCGGCCGTTGCGCTTGTTGCCGCATTCGACGCAGAAGTTGACGCATTGCTGGCTTGTGTCGTTGCAGTTGACGCAGATCCGGACGCGCTTGTTGCTGAGTTGGACGCGTTCGTTGCCGAAGTTGACGCATTGCTGGCCGACGTACTGGCGGCACTTGCAGAGCTGGCCGCATTCGTGGCCGATGTTGAGGCGTTCGATGCAGAAGTAGATGCCGCACTAGCTGAACTAGCGGCCGCACTCGCTGATGCCGCGGCGGCAGATGCAGATGCACCGGCAGATGCCGCGTCCACTACCAGGTCCCACTTAGCTACGTCAGCATTCGAGCTGATTGGCGTTGTGCCGACAGAAGTATGAGCAGTATTAGCGCGATATACGTTTGCGTTGCTGGCGTCTTTTACCAGGTCACGGATCGTATAGGCTTGACCAGCGGCCCAATCGCCACGCCAGTTTCCAATCTCTTCACCGACTACGGGATTACCATTAGCGTCAAACGCCAGGATCTTACCAGCACGGGAAGTTTGCACCGGCAACACCATATTGATCGAGGCCGGGTCCGTTACTGGAGCCAGGATCGCACGACCCAATGCTTCGGCATTTTGCTGATTGAAGATGGTTTGCTGATCTAGCTCAACGTTGAGCGATGCCGCAGTAAAGTCGCCACCGGTTACATAATCCGATGCGCGGGTAATATCCCTGGCGCCTACGATTGTGATCCGTTTAGTAGATCCTGGAGCGGTACCAAAAGTTACAAAGCCGGTGCCGTTCGTATTGATCGTTACCGTGTAATCCGTTGTAAGTGTCTTGAGAGCTGAATCGACGTACACCTCAATATCGGTTTGCGCCAATATTTCAAAGGTGAACGCATACGGTCCAGTACCAGCCGAGCCGGTATAGACTACTCGTCTAACTACGGGTGATATTGGAAAATCAGCCATTTTTTTCTCCTGATAATTTATACCTTAAACTGGTAAGTTTTGCCATCATTATTTCCTTTTTGGCGGGGGTTCCGCAGTTAATTTTTCAAAGTCCGGGCCGCGCTCCGGCTCGGTATCTCCTGGGGACCACCAATAGCGTTGGCCGGTTTCTCGTCTGTAACGCGCTTCGATTTCCCGCATTCGTTGTTTAGCGTCCGGATCGCCCCAAATCTGTAAGCGATCCAGGATTTGACGCTCTAGTGCCAGGCGCAAATACCAAATGGATGATCCTGGGGTATAGCGTCCGGCGTATGAGATCAGCTCTCGCATGAAGTGAGTATCCTTGCCGGTTGCTAATTCCTGGACATTACCGATTGTTAGGCGGCGCGTATCATCCAGGAATCCGACTACTGGTCCGGCAATGGTTTGCTCTAGTCCGCCACCAAAACGGTTAACGTCATTAAATAAGAAGTCGCCTAGGATACCCAGGCCACCACCCTGGAGTAATGCGGCGCCCCAAAACTCAGGCGTCATTACCGTACGGGGATCGCGCCCCTTGGTAATCTCTTTGAGTTGCATTGCCAGGGCGCCGAATAGGGTAGTCGAGATAACCAGGTCCGCAAAGTACGCACCCTTCTTATTAAAGTTTTCCGCATTCACGGCGCGCATCACATGGGTATTGAGTAGCGTTACCGGGAAATTCTTATACATGGCGAACGACCTGGATATTTCACCCACAAACGTACCAGGGCGGGATTCCCCTACCAGCATGACGCGGCCACGGATTGACGCAGATGGTACGGCAAATTCTGTCTCGGACTGGATCATCTCCAAGAATCGCGTCGCTAGATCGTCAGCTCGTCCTGGTTGCAAGTCGGTCCGTAAAGCAATCTCTTCCGGACGTAGGAATGTTGCACCTTCGTGTTCGTATAGCCCGGAAGTACGGATCACTTCCCAGTTACCCTCGCCGATACCGTACCGATTCAAAGTGTCCTGGAGTGGTTGATCCAAATCCTTAAATTTCTTGGCCGCATTGTCAGCGATATAACCCATAAACTCCATGCCAAACGCCCAACGTCCGGCCTGGGTCCAGGGAGATAAGCCAGTAATCCGCATGACCGTATCAGAGATGCGACGCGTAATTTCAGGGCCAGTCATATCACCGACGAATCGTGCCTGGGCATTTGCGACGCTGGTCCAGTTTTCTGCGATCAATCCCAGGCGAGATGCCAGGCGCCCCTTCTCGTCAATGTTCAATGGCACCAGGTTATCGGCGACGCGTTTAATGACGTCAGCCGCGGGTATTCCCGAAGTTTGAGCGGCAATACGCTGGAAGTTAATATCGGTTAAAGCAGAGACGGCGGCCGCGCCAAGTTGCGCCGATTGAAGTATTTGGCGCAAGCCGGCAAAGCCGCGTGCTACGGTACCATCGACCGGGGATGCCGTAGATCCATTGAGGATCGCGTACATCGAATCAAACATACCCAGCTCTTTATTGGCCCGCTCGACCATCTTTGTTTCAGGTTGATTTGCTTCCTTGATCTTGGCGTCTTGCATGACGGTTTGATGGATATACCGGACCGTCGCATTAGGGTTAGGCCCTAGTATCTCCATCATGGATATATCCCTGGACATACCTTCCAGGTGATTAACCATGGTGACGAACGGTTCAGGATTGCCAAATTTTTCCTGGTACTCCATCCAGGAATCTGCATTCTTAAACGCCAGGAATCGATGGTCCTGGTGACGGCCAGCCATTGAGCGGCCACTACCAGCTCCGGACGGTTTAACCTTGTTCCAGCCTTCCGTCGCAATAGAATCGAATACTTGTGCTAGGGCCAGCTCCAGGCGTTCCGGGGTAAATTTAAGCCCGGTACGCTCATCGATCATCTTTTCCAGGTCTAGGCGCTCACGGATAAAGTTAGTCCATTCTTCGCGTCCAGCCTTGCGTACAAGCATCGAATCGTGGATCTGAGGCATACCCCAATCCTTACGTTTTGGAATGGCACCACCGGCCGCATTAAAGCGCTGGCGGGCATAATCCGCCGCAGTTGACCAGGACTGTGCTAATTCTTTCGCGGCGGCCGATCCGGTATCCTCGCCAAATACTTCGCGTACCAGGTCCTTGGCCATGGCCTTATTACCCAGGCCACCGGTTACGCCGCGACGTCTAAAGGTTGCCAGGACGTCATCCATCTTGGAATAGATTTGACCGAGTACGGCCTTGCGCCTGGCTTCCACGTTTGAATACTTAGCAAACTCATCGCGATCCAGCAATGCCTGGGCGGCTTTTCCTAAACTTTCTCCGCCAGCATATTGATTTAAGTCAAAGCTAATCTTCTGCCAGTTGCGTATTTGCAACAATTTGACGCGTTTCTTTTCGATGGCTTCTTTTTGCAATGCGTCAAAAGTATCTTTGGCCGCCTGGGTGCCAGCCTGGATGGGATCCATCTTCTTGGCGTACTCCGCCTCTAGCTCGTCAAATAAGCCCCTGGCCTTGGCGGCCTGATCCCCTGAGAGTTTTCCCTCATTTTCGCCGTTGGTAATACATTCTCTAAAGCTCATTTAACGCACCCCACTAAGCGCTCTAACATAGACTTGTCCTGTTCAAAGTCGGCCAATATATCTTTTACGGTTTGCACTTCCGATATTCTCTCACCGGTTACTGGGTCAATACGCTCGGCAATTGGCACTTCCAGGTCCATCAAATCAGCATTGCGTTTGCCGCCAGTACCGATCTGTGCTAGAGTTAAGTCAGGAGTGTCCTTTATGAAATCATCTAAGAAAGTAGAATTTCTCGACGTTGAAGGGATCCCGGTAACAATCGGCTGGGTTCCAGGTTTTGACGGCTTTTGCGCCGCCTGGGATAAATCTTCGCCTAGAGACTTCTCCATTAACTCAGCATTGCGTAACGGCGCATTCGTAGATAAAGCAGAATTTGAACGATTGAGAAGTGCCGCAAACGCCTCATCGTAATACGGTTTCATTTCCGCATCTATATCAGATATTCTTTTCTCTAAAGCATCTCTTTCTTCTTGAGATAATCCTTTTGAATTGCGATTAAGATTTTCGCGCTCTTCATATAAATAATGAAATTTTTCTTTAACTGCCACCATTTCAGGGGAGTTAATTTGAATTTCTGCAATATGCCCATCAACATCAACATTTATTTTAATATCTCGATAACCGCCATCAGGCACTCTAGCTTTTGGATCTAACCAATTTCTAAAATCAACAACACGATAACGTTTACCTATTTCTTGAAAAGCGACACCAGCTTGTTGAATATTTTGAATGACAAGAGTTGAGCGTAATATATCTTTTATTTTAGTTGCGTCGCCCTTATAATCATCTGTAATTTTTTCGACTGCCCGATTAGATCCTTTTAAATTTACTGCTTGATATTCTGCATTGACCAGGTTAGCAATATCGCGATTAATATTATCAAACTGTTCTTTACGTAATCCGGCTTCCTGGTACAGATTACGCAACGTTGATTGAGCTTCCGTTGTCAACGGCGCAAGATCAGCCTCATTAAGTGACTTAGCCACATACTCATCGGGATTAACTTTTGTTAGGCCTGGATTGTTAACGTCAATATTGTTTTGAGCAAATACTCTTTCTACAATAGTGCCATCGCCAGGGATATTGTAAAATTGTTTGCCGCTAAGTTCTTCTGCTTGTTTTGCAAAATCAATAGCTCTTATTTGACCAATTTTTTCAGCTTGCCAGTTTCCATTTTCAGCAAACGAATACCATAAACCACCGTAATATGGTTTTGCACCAACGGACGTTTCTGTTGCGCTTGCTTTTTGACCTAGATTAAAACCCTGGTATTCGCCAATTTGTTGGGGAGTAGTTACAACATAAGCATGAATAAAAGCATTTTCATCTGTGTATTCTAAACGCGCTCCTGGTACCGGACCCAGCTCTCCATCGTCTATTGTTTCTATTAGCGAATTGTAGTTTGTTGCATTTTTGTTTCCCAGCCCTGTTTCATTTGCGTCGCCAAATCTAAAAACAACAAACGGTTCATTTGGTTGCGGGATCTCAGTTGGGCCAAGTTTTCTTACCGGAATATTTATATCTTGATTTTTATCAGGCGTAATATCTTGCAAAATATCTTGTTCTAAAAGGTTGCCCTGGTTCTTGGATCCAACAGATCCAGGACCTTCGTCAAATGTTTTTAGCTCGTCTGCATTCGGTTCTGTGAATCGATTGCTTTGCGCCGGAGTTGTGAGATCGCCGCGATCTCCGCCATTTGGTACCCTTTCATAACTGCCGTCCTCAATCGCTCTTCGGACACTTTCGGTAAACTCGCGGACGTAAGTTTCAGTTTTGGTTCCGCCGCCATCTTTCCACGCCTTGGCGATTCGGGTGAGAGCGTCTGAGATTGGTCCCCGGACGTTTGCGTTATTTTCGATGATAGCGATCGCTTTGCCATAAATAGCCTCTTTCTCTTGGTTGCTTAATTTAGCCAGGGTATTGCCGGCTTCTTCAATATCATTTGCATTCTTAACTAGCGTCTCAAATAGTTGCTTATCCTTACGCAATTCTTTCATGGCGCGATCAAGAATCTTGGCCCGCTCCAGGAATAGGCTTTCTGCAATATCCTCATCGCCAAATAGACCGGCCTGTTCGGTTTTAACGAATCCAGCTTCCCTAGCTTGGCGTACAATTTGTTCAGCCTGGACTGCATTCGCTGGTTCCAGGCGGCGCAAAAGTTGAAGGATGGCTAATTGCTGGGCCTCGTCTGTAATGTAACGCCCAACAATTGCGCCAAAATGCGCCGGCACTACGTCGTTAATTACGGCGTCAAATGCTTTTGGTTCAAGTTTCGTCAAATCATTTGCTTGCCTTACGTTTTGACCTCTTGGCAAATCTGTTTTAAGCAAATATGGCGCGTCTTTAAATACTTTTGCAAGATCAATAATTGATCCTGTTCCTTCGCTAATATTTTTTGCGGCGGCCGTAGCCCTTGCTTCCGGCACACTAATACCGTCAGCTTCTCTAAGTTTGAATGCTTTCATTTCAATGTTTAAAGATGGATCTGCCGCTTGTAAACGTTTTGCTAATCCAAGGCGTTGATGGCCATCAGCAATAAATGTACGCCCATCTGCAAATTCATAAACAATTATGGTATTGGCCCTTATTGGGTCCCATGTGCCAATATCTTGCAATCTATCAGTAACGCCCATGACGTCGCCGCCAGCTTTAAATTGAAATAGCTTGGCATCGACTAACAAATCGTTTGGCTTATACGTAAAAATTTCTTTGTTTAAGTTGTCGTGAAAAAATATATCCTTTGGCCGGTTGATGGCGCTTTCCGGCGGCGCAGTTGTGATCTTAGTAGAATCACCGTTTTCTATTGCTTTGTAAGATTGCTCGACGCGAGAAGTATGCTCCAGGTTGCCAACGTCATCTTTTAAAACGTTGCCCTGGTTAATTGTTGCGTCTATATCGTCAAGCTCTTTAATCATCTTAACGTCGGGATCTATTTCATACGGACGGCCTTCGCGAGTTGCCCTGGCTTTACCTAATGCCTCAATACCATCGATCAATTGTTTTTTAGTAAATTGATATAACGGTTTTGCCGCCACCACTCCACCAGTAACTACGCCAGCTCCGGCCGCGGCCATGCCTACGTTTGTTAAGAATGTCCTGTAATCGTATGGAAGGTCCAGGGTTTTGTACCAGTCGGCCACCTCAGTTTGAATAACTGCTTCGGACCCGGCCGCAATTGCTGATTGCTTAAAAATTGTTTTAAGAATAGACGTTGATCCGCCGCCAATAAATGCGGTTGCAAGATTAGGCAAGTCTGTTATTGAGGCTACTGCACTACCGGCAAACTCTCCTAGCAAGCCGGAAAATGTTTGTCTTGATGCTACGTCGGCACTAACGTCTCCGGATTTAATTGCTTTTTGTTTTGCTTTTTCAAAAATAATATCGTTATCTAAATTAACTAAATCAGGAAAAATATCGGGGCGCTCTTTAACAAAATCAAAAATTTGTTTTGATGAATAGTTGTATCCTCTAATTGGAGTGTCAGGAGATGCGGTATAACCACCGAGATAGTTTGCTGGGTTAATAAATTTTTTACCGGTTTTTTGTTGTATCTCCTGGACAATTGGATCCCATTGTTCGCGCAAACTGATGGGGCGCGAATCACTACGATTAAGTTTTAAAGTAGCTTGGTATGCGGAATCATAATTTTCAACAAATCCAGTATCCTCTCCGCCGCCCAATGGCTTAAAAGTAATCGCAGATGGGTTTTCCTGGTCAAAGATAAAACTCATTTAATGCCTTCCCTTGCTTTTACTCTTTCACCCAATACTCTAAGATCAACCTTTAATGGTGATCCGTCTTTAGTATAAAAGCCTATAAGGGTGCCGCCAGCTTTTTCCTTCGGATTATCAAATGACCAAAATGCCGTACCACTTGCGTCGGATACGGGATAACCCTTTCTTAGCCTGTCAATGGTATATGCACGTCCTGTATCGTCAGCCGGTGTTCCATTTGATGCGGCAACAAAATCATCGTAAGTCGCTTTTCTAATAATATCGCTAAAACGATCTTGCGGAATGTTGCTTGGTATCGAAATGCGATTGCCCCTGTATTCAATAATTCCGCCATACATTTTTCCATTTTTATCTTTGGTTGCGCCGGCGGCCTCTTGAAATGCTTGTTTATACATATCTTCATCAAATACTGTTTTGCCAGCAACAATCGCGCGCTGAGTATAAATATTATCAGCAGTTGTTAATATGTTGGCGCGCGTCTCAGGCAATATTGCATAAGCGCTACCCAATTGGTCGGCAATAACGTTGCGCTTTGTTGCCGCATCTCCAGTACCTTCAAATGGTTTATTACCAGCCTGGCGTTGTTTTGCACCATTAAGCGCATCAAAAAGAGTTTGCTTGCTTGCGCCGGATATAGCCAGTCCGCCAACATGGGCAAACTCAGGCGCAGATTTTGAAAGTTCGCGCATTGCGTTCAAGCTATCTTTTCCAAAACCTTGGTTCATAAATCCAAGCAATGAAATTTGCTGATCGGGAGTAGCAGTTAGTAAAAATGTGTTTAAAGCATTAGCCTCATCCTGGGAAAAATACTTGGGTTGCGAGTTCATGCTGGCCGCAAACGATTTGGATTGCGTTACGCGTTCTCCAATTTGCTTTACTAAATCGACGGGTGCCGCCGCAAAGTTAAGAGTTTTAACTTCGGCGGCTCCGGTTTGATTCATGTAACTAACCGGATCTTTATCAAGCATAGTTGTTTTATGAGTTAATGATTTTTGAGCTACGTCAATTAACATTGCTTGTTCAAGAGTTGCGCCGCCAGTTGTTTTGCTTTGCGCGTCACGAATCCAGTCTCCTAATTGCATGGGCGACATCTTATTAAATGCAATAGAGTTTTGACGCAATACACTCAAATAGTTAACCTGGCGCATTGTAGGATCATTGTCGGGCAATCCTAAACGACGGGCGCGGCTTTGAATTTCTGTAACTACGCCTTCGCTTGGTACCTGGCCAAGAGAAATAATCCGCAATGATTCCGACACATCGGTTTTTAGTTCAGTACGCAATGCTCTAAATTGTGCGTCCCTGGCGCGCAAGTCTGCTTCTATCTCATTGACCAGGGCGCCCATGCGGTTTACATCGATGCCGCGGGTAATGCGATTTTGTTTAAGCGGATTACCTTCTTTATCGTATAGCTCTCCAATTGGACCAGCTCCGAGATCAGCTTGTACCCGCTTTAAAAATTCTGCCTTGTTGGGGGCTTTTTCGTACTCTTTTCTAAAACGTGCAATATGAGCCTGTTCAGCAACCTTTTGCATTTCGCGCTCAATCTCCAATGGAGAAAATCCAGCGGACAGTCCAAATTGTTTAAACGCTTGCATTTCCTGAAATAGAATATTTTCAGCATTTGCAACGCCGCTACTCATAATCCGAATTACGTCCTGGCCACGTTGTTCTAATCCAGCAAAGGCTGTTGCTTTAACTTGCTGGGCAACACGGTCATTGTGACGCTCTGATATTTCTAGGAATGAAACATTTTTAATGCGATCCAAATCGCTAGATACTCGACCCTTTAGCTTTGGATCCAATAAAGTTGTCAGCGATTCCAGGCCATCGCGTACATCAGCGGCTTCTGCTAAAAACTGAATTGGGTCAGAATTGGGATCGTTTTTAAATGCGTTAACTTTTTCGCTTAAAAGTCTGCGGCCATCGTTTTGCAATTGCAATGCAACAAGTTCATTCGCCTGGTCATAAGCGGCTTTATCGTAAACACTACGCGGCATACCAGTTTTTTGTGTATCTTCTAATACCTGGCGAGCCTGTTCAGCAGTTTGTACGGATGCCCGACCTTTTTCTTCGGCCTGTTCCATACCAATCTTGCCGGCAAATGTAATAACGCGATCTAATGCTCCTTGTTGTGCCTGGGCAAGATTTCTGCTTTCGCGGCTTAGTGGCGCATATTCAATTGCGGGCAATGCGGCCGCGCGATATGGATCTATCGCTATGCCGGTTTGTTGGTATCGTGGAAGTCTATCGGCCATGATTATTATCCAAATAGTGAGTATTTAGATTTGGGTCCGCCGGCAGATGAATACATCATGCCAGCCTGGCCGACTGTGCCAATTGCCTGGTACATACCAGCTTCGGCCGCGGCTTCACCGGATGCGCGCATAATATTTGCGTTTTGCTGGCCGGAGTATTTGTAAATATTTGCCTGGAATCCAGCAGAAGATTGAGCCAGCTTTGCATTCTCCTGGGAGATATTGAACTCGGTATAACCTTCACGCAATGCGTATGTTTGCAATGAGCCAGCCGATCCGCCAAACGGATCAATTGCTCCGGCGCCAGCTCTAGCTCTTACCGTAGAGATTGTTCGGTTAATGTTTGTCAACGTTTTTAACCCCTCTTGCTGGGCGCGAATAGCTTCGGTTCTGCCTTGCATTGTTACTTGCTGGGCTTGAAAGTCCGCCTGTTGTTGAGCGGCTTGTGCCTGGGCATTATAAATTTTCTGTTGCGTTTGACCTTGTTGATATTGGCCAACGGCGCTTACAAGCATTGCGGCAATTGCGACTTCCATGATTATTGTCCTATCGAAACTTTAAATTCCATGTTTAACAAATTGAACTTTAACGGTTCGCCTTGCGTTACCGTTATTGTTCCCTCTTTATCGAATCCTAGCAATGGGCCGGCCTTTTTAACTCCGGTAAATGGCTGAATTGCCGTATCTAATACGCTCGATCCAAATTGTCTAAACTGAATAGGATTGTCATTGATGGTCATGGACTGGGTTTGAAATACATCCGCATTGATTTCCATAATCCGCTTTTTAAATCCGCGGATATTACCCGATGCCATCTTCGCCTCGACTGGCATGGTTTTTAGGTTAATGTTGTAATTCAAACCGACTTGCCAGGATGCAGTTGCGGCCGTTGAGAATGTAACTGTGCCGCCCCCTGGTACTGTCTTGTCAGCTTCCAGGATGCCATCGCGAACTACTTTAACTGTCTTGGCTACCAGGTGAGACATGGATGCAGATGCGCCGCTAGTATTAGCAAACTTAGCGCTATCCATTGTCAGATCGCGATTAAATGCTTCAACGTAATAGGCGGTTGATCCGTTGACACTCCTGGCCACAATGACGTAAACCGTATTGACGTCAACGGCCACGGCCTTAAATAGCCCGTCAGTTGTAAATTCCGATGGTGCAATAACACTTTGCGATCTCAATAATGAAATACACATAATCGTACCGTCATCGCCGTTAACGACATATAAACGATCGGTATCGTCAGTTGATGTTGCCCGGTTAAGAGCCATATCGACTGGGTTCTTGACCAGGTGTCCGGATAGCAATGTCACGTTATTGGCAATGTAAGTTGCCTCAGTATCGGTAAACAATAGCTCGTTAACTGATTTGCCCTGGCGTTGCAAAAACAAGGTTCCGGAATCCAGGCCAATAACTGGGAAATTATTCTTTGACCCAATTTTGGTTGACGTGCGAATAATAAAGTTAGTCGGCGTAATTGGTTCCAGGGTCGCCTGGGGGACATAAAACTCGCCGCCAATACTAAAGATTTGCAAGTCGCGGCCCGAATAAATATCGGTAATGGTATTTAGTTGTGACGTATCGATTGTCGCTTCTACGGCCTCATCGTCCAAACCTTCGCCATATTGGAAGTTAAAAAAGTCGGAGACGCGCGATCCCCATACCGTAGTCGGCCTGGACTTGGCGCCAGCAAAAAATAAACGGCCTTCGTGGAAGGTTACTGATCTTGGCCATCCGCGGCTTACGCTCCAGGACGCCTCGTATCCGCGCTCGATCTCCCAGTTGCCCTGGGCGATATTGCTGGTATCAAAAAACGGAATTTCGACAATGGCTTTAACACTATTGTTGCTTATGAATTGCACAATCTTTGCCCGGCCTTGGGGTTCGGCATTGATATATTGACCGACATCGGTGCTGGCAAAAAATGAATTTTGCGACGTCAATGTAACATTGCCGCTTGTCGCCGATGGGGTTAGGTGTCCAACGGATGGGGTTGTCACCGTTAGCGTATAGGCATACGACGGGATTTCATCAAACGTAATTGTCGAAACGGTCCAGCTCGTATCGGTTCCGCCACGTACAAACTTGACTGGTGCTAAATCTTCCTGGACAAAAATAATCGTATCGGCGGACTGGGCAAACTTTAGTCCTGGAATAACGCCGGACGTAAAGCTGGCCACGGCCAGGTAGTTGTTGCCTGATCCGTTGATATTGGTAATAAGCGCCTTGTTCTTATAAATGTAAACGCGTCCAGGGACGATCGCAAACATATAGGAATCAAGTACGTTAAATTGAAACGGCACAAGTTTAAGTGCCTGGCTTGCCAGGTTAGCTGGCAAGGTGTCAATGTATTGCAAACCTTCACGACGACGTGCGCCGCCCTGGGGTTGAATGACTACGTTAGTAGCTTTTTGAAGTGCGTTGTAATATTGATTTAAGTCAATGCGGCCGCGCAAGAGCGGGTCCAATTCACCGACTACAAAATTGGTTTGAATGAGAACTGAACGTGGCATTATCCAAACCGTACATTGATAAGCGGGAATGCGTCCTGGTTATCCAATGTAACGGACGGACGGCTTTGTGCGTCAATGGTCATTGCCTGGCGGAAGAATCCGCCGCGCATATTCTCTTCCGGCAATCCAAATGCTAAACGCTGGTAATACTCAGCTTTTGTAAGCTGGTCAGTTACCATCTGAGCAAAATTAGCGGCCAGGGCGTACTTCAAGAAATTGACGAAATAGCTAGGCATTTCGCTTTCAGGTGTGCGGTATTGGTAATCGATCCAGGCCTCTTCAATGTTGGTCAGCAATTTATCTTGCTGGACGTCAAACTCAACGGTGGCCGGATAGTTAACGGTGTCATCCGCATGGACGGCGCGAACGCCAGCGATGCGATCACCGGGTAATTGATAAAGGTATTTCCAGCCAAATGCCGGGGTATCTACCAAACGGGCAAGCTGGCTTTTCTTTAGGGTAAAGCTCCAGGGATACATACACAAAACCATGTCCCGGATGTCGTCATAAAGACGGTCGCAAATCTGCGACGAATCAGAAACTTCTGAAAATGACGTTAGTGGTTTTTGCCCTAGATAAATAAGAGCATCAGAACATATTGATAGTTTTGTATCACCCGACGCCATAACAATCCTTTAATGATAAAAATCCAGGCGGATCAATCCGCCTGGACTTATTACTACTGCTTAGTCTGCGTCAGCTACGGTTACTGCGGTGCCATCGGATACATCGACTACGCCTGAAGCATTGCTTAAAACAATGACTAAATTTGCAGTTGGTGTAGCGGTGTCAAAGCAATAAATCATATCGCCAACAGTAACCAAATCCGATACAGAATCAAAGTAGCCGGAAGTGTTTACGGTAGCGATTGCATCAGCGCTTTTATAACCCCACATTACTGGAGCATTTCCGCGCTTAGATACGTTGCCGATTGGACCAAAGTTATCTCTATTAAATGCCATGATCTAATCTCCTTATTCAGCGCAAGTGATTTTAACGATGCCCTCAGAATCAATCGCTACTGAGCCGGCGCTGAACATAGATGCCACTAAGAAAGATGTTTTCTCAGCGATATAGTCAACACGGCTAGTTTGATTGAGACCAATTGCCATTCCTACTGAATCGCGATGGAATGCGAATACGGTACGATCGGCGCTTGCTTTTGGCAAACCACCTTCGTCACGATCACCGATGGTAACGAACTTAAAGCCCAAGAAGGTATCTACTTCACCAGTTACCAACGCCTTAACGGTGTTGAAGTCAGAGCTGGTAACAGTTGTTTGACCCAAGAGAGCAGACAAGTTGTTAGCATGGAGAACGATCGTACGGCCTTCCATTGGTACGTTCTTGCTATCCAAATACTTCTTAGCGGCGCGGAGCTTACCAACGTTTAAGTCAGTAGCAGATCCGGTTGTGCCATCATTTTGAATGGTATTAGCAACGGTACCTGTGCTGGATGCGGCAATAAGAGCATCAATGATTACCTGGTCCATGCGACGGCCAATAGCACCGGATACGACTTGAACAAGCTCTTGACGCTCGTTAAAGTTAACGCGTTGCTGATGGAAAATATCGCTATATTCT